GTTGATGGCGTTGCTGGCATAGCCATATTGTTATTATTATTATCGCCTTTTTTAGAAAAATTAAATAATTCTTGAATCCCTGGAGCTAGACTAAATTCAAATTGTTCTTTAGTCATTTTACTTATGCTTTCCGTAGTTGCAACTGTATTTGTTTTTTGAGGGTTGGCAACTCGATCCTCTGGATTAGTTTCAGCCTCAAAAACTTGAGTTGAAAGACCTGTTATATCCGCTTTTAATCCGCTTATTTCCTTTTCTAATGATGCTTGAGAACCAGTAAACCATGTAGGTTCTAGGAATTTTTCAACAGCTGTTTGGCTTTTACGGTCAGCAAGCTCTTTCTCTTTTTCCATTAAACTTCTAGTCTTTTCGGTAATCATATCTTTCATACCTTCAACTCTAGCTTGCTTCATGATGTTTTCAATCATTGCTTCACGAGCTTTATTCTGGTCTTCAATAGCCCCTGTCTGTAAATTAAATTGTTTAGTGATTCCAGGTTGGATGGCTTCAATTTTAGATAAAGTATTTGCGTAAGCATCACTTTCTGGGGTCAATTTTCTGAGTTTACCAAACAACAATTGAGCCTCCACCCGTTGGTCAACAGAATTTGAAAGAGCACGTTCTTGAACCTCGTTACTTAATTTTTGTTCCCTAGTTTGCGAAGAGAACGCATCCGAGAGTAAATAAACACCAGCTGCAAGTGCTGCAACCGATACAATAACCAAGCCTATTGGGTTTGCTGCCAATGCTGCATTCCAAAGTATTTGAACTGCTTGAGCTGCTTTTACAACGTGATTAAATGCTAATATCCCAGCTTTATAAATTGCAAATCCTTTTGATGCAATCGCAACAGCACCACTAACAAGACTCGTTGCCAAAGCCAAAGCACCAACTGCAGCGGCAACCTTTATAAATGTTTTTACGGATTCTTTATTTTTACTCATCCAAGTACTAAATGACTCTATTAATGGGGTAACCTTTTCAACTGCCTTGCCTATTATAGGTATTAAAGCTGTACCTAAAGTGATTGCCATCGCGGTAAGTCTTGACTGCATTTTTTCCATTTTAAACCTAGCTGTATCTGTAATGTTATCAAATTCTTCTTGAACACTTCCCGCATTTTGCATTGAATTTCTTGAAGCATCTACTTTTGCAGATAAATCACCGAAATTAGTTGCTAAAGTTTGAATGTCAATAGCACGTTCTCCAAATTGTGCGAAATACAAATCTTGCTCTTTTGAAGCCATTTTTGTACCATTTTCAATAACTGCTAACATTCCAGCAGCACCACCTCCAACACTATCATAAACTTTTCTTAATGATTTTGTTTGTAAAACTTTTCTTGTGAATGTTTTCATTAAAGTTGCTGAAACCTCTGCTGTTTTACCAATAGAAATAAATTGCGCACCAAATGCAGCTAATTCACTACCTGAAGCACCAACCGCTCTGGCAATTCCAGAACCACTATTTGCCATATAAGTAACTATTTCACTTGCCGAAGCAGCAAAGGTATTACTTAACATATTCACCGTGTCCATAACAGCCTGAGTTTCCTCAATTGTACCACCTAATGCGTTCTTTGTTTTAATAAATGCTTCACCAGCCATATCGCCAGTCATATCAAAAGCAACACCCATTTTACCAGCTAATTTCGCAACTCTATCTAAGTCATCTATTGCAACACCACCTTGTGCCAAATTAGCCATTAATCCAGCGGCTTCTTTTGCGTCAATTCCTAATGTTATACCTAGTTTTTTTGCTTGATCGCCAAGTTTATTAAAAGCTTTTGATCCAATGTCAACATTTGCCACCTTAGCGACTCCAGCCATTGCACTTTCAAATCTTACAGCTTCTCTTGTGGCTAATGCAAGCGGTGCTAAAATAGCCACCCCAACCATTGCAGATTTTCGTGAAACATTTCTTGAAACATCCCCTACTTTTCTAAACTTGCGTTCCATTCGACCCATTGACGCTTCAGCGTTTCGGCTCATTTTACTTACAGGACCACTGAATTTATCAACGGCCGTAAATACACTAGGAACTACAAATTTTTTACTCATTTTTCATCGAATTTTCAACTTCCATCACATCATTGTACCAGTACCCTAAACTCTGGAAATTCCTGTCATCTAAATATAGGTTATCAATTTCAGTTGGTGTCCAATGGTGCGATCTAACAATAGATCGCACCATTACATCTAGTGAAAACTCTAAAAGAAAAAAACCGCAATATTCGTTGCTATGGTGTTGTCTTCAGTGTCCAATTGAGTAACTACACCGATGTTCTCACCAGTTAACCCGCAAATGTAAGCCATCATTCTTCCGTCCGAATCGCCTGGTTTTACACTTTTTAAATGCGGGTGATAATCTTTAACCTGCATCAAAGGTTTGAATTTTAATTCCTTAATTTGCTTTTCATTCCCAATAGGTCTGGCAAGCTCAAAATGAATGTTCTTTTCCTCGTCGATAGATAGATACCCATCTTCAACTCCTTCAATTAACTGCTCAATGTACTCCTTATTAGACTCTCGTTTTCGAGCTCTCACTCCTTTGTAATCTAACCATCCTTCAACCTCATTGGTTGCAACTTCTCTGCTTACTGACTGCATACTTGTTTTTTTATTAACCGATTATTTTTGTAAATCTACCAACTGCCAACTTCAATGTGAAAGTTCCCGCCATGATGTCTGGTTGAATGTCTCCTACTGGAACACCCCGTCCTTTCCATACCGCTCCATTCACTACTGAGAAAGTGTATACTCCTTGAACGGGGCTTGCAGCCAGTTGGTTAACGAAATCCGCATCTTCACGAATATTCATGTCGTTTTCAATCAAAGCTTCTAGCATTCCCGAAAACTGTGATTTGCTGATAATTAAATCACCATTTCCAGCAATATTAGCTGCATCATCAGAATTTCTAACACCTCCTTGATCATAAGTGTTGCCCTCGTTTGCCTTAGGAAAGAACGATCTACTACCCAAAACTGGGTGGTTGACCGTAATCTCTCTAATATCTCCGTGTACTGCCATTTTCTATTTATTTTAAATTAAATTATTGTCCGAAATTAAAACCAGCTTCTGCTGTTGTACTTGAAATTCTTGCAAAACCAGTTCTTTTGTAAGAAAAAGATGTTTCGAATCTATCTGGATTTGTTGTAGAAATTCCAACGATTATTGAGTCCTTCATGAAGGAAGGTTCCGCTATTAGTGCTCTTTTAGCTAAGTCATCAGCATATTCATTCAAAACTGCTGTCCATTGCTTTGGCTTAACTACTTTTGAAGCTTCAACAGGATCATCATCATTTGAAATTGAATGATCAACCACATTTATTTCCTCAAGCAACCTATAACCAAACTTCACATTAAAATCTAGCATCAAATTACGTGGGTATCTAAATTGTGGTGGTGTCTCTCCTTCTGGATGATAAGTAGTAACGAAATCTTCAATTTTATATCTACCTGTTGATAAACTAACCGTTGAATTTCCTTTCTTAACGTAAGAATCTCTGTTGTTGTAGACTGCCATTGTACCAATTAATGCTGGTGTTGGCATATCTGAATATGTTCTACCAGCTACGTCTAAATTAGGCGTGTCTTGTGAAACATTTGCAAATTCAACAGTCATATTAGCGGATGCTTCTAAAGCTAGACCTTGGCTCAAGGGCGCTGGTGCAACTGCAATAGTAACGTTGTTTAAACGTGCATCTGTAATCGCAGTATCTTCATCTAAAACGGATCCCGAAATTGCAATAAATGGTTTCATTGTAATACCCGCAAAACGTCCTGTTGGTGTTGTTGGGTCTGGAACCCCATTAAAGGCTTCTAATTCATCCAAAGTAGATGAAACTAAACCGTATGTGTTTAATACGATTGTATTCCAATCATCTCCGAAATTAGTAAGTGATGCTGTGACTGTTGGTGTTCCTGAACCTGCTGCATCTTCTGCAATTGCATAAGTAAGTGCTGCATTTTCTTCACCTGTGAAAACTGAAATAGTTAATCCCTGTGAGGTTAATCCTGTCCATTTTGCGGTTAAGGTCACAACTCCTGCTGTTGATGTTGCAATGAATGGTGAGCCTAAAACGTTATTAATAACATCTTTAATTTTAGTTGCCACCTCAGTAGGTGTTTCACCAGTCACTACATTAACAGCATAAGAACCACCGTCTAAAATTGCACGACCTCCAATTATAACATTATGAGTTGTGTTTGCATCCGCTGTTCCTGTTACTGTGATAGTTTGCACGTTCGCTACTGAAGAATCAGCGGCTTCTTGAGGATAAACAATAGTTGGAATTCCACCAATACCACCACCAGCATTTGGGCGCAAAATACGCATTGCCATGTGAATAGGTGAACCATATCCGTAAACCTTACCAGCTTCTTGAGCTGAAAGAATTTCTTTTGGTTCATCAAAAGTTACCGCACCTTGGTTTGCTGTGTTTGCTTCTCCAATGATAGCTATTCGCTGGGGTAAATTAGGAGTAACATTTGCGAAATTTCCTTTTATAATCTTATATCCAACTACTCTGGAAATTCTCTCTGTGCCTACTGCATCGCTCATATTTATAGATTTTTGTTATCAATATTATTGACTTCAAAAATATAATTATCTTATGAGGTTTATTTTGTTGTTGCTAAATTTTAGCAAATTAACAATTTCTAAAAATTATATAAATCCATGTGGCTATCAATGCTAGCCATAAAAAATGGGCGGGTAAAAACTTCTTATTATTTTTCATGAACATTGTATTGCAAATTCTGTTCCTAAAGGTGATAACAGTCAATTTGAAGCCATTAAAACGGCTCAAATTTTGGTGTTATGTGACAATTAAATATTAAAGGCTACTCTATCAATTCCTACTTTGGCAAGTTCTTGTTTAATAAGGTTTTTGCTTAACACCTTCTGTTTTTTGGGTTCGGCATTTCTATTAATGTGCTTTATTATAACCAAATCAACTTCCCATCTAAAATCAACTGTATGTACATCATTATGTTTACCCATTAAACCAACGTCTATTCCATAAATTCGATCTATTACTTGGTGTTCGTTCTCGGCATCAAAACCAGAAACGAGGTCGGCTATTTTGCAAGCTAAGTTATCTGTAATTCTATCTAATAAGTTCATTTCTTAATATATATTTAAAAGCGTTTCCCATTTTTTATCAATTTCAGCATCGCAATAATAAACATCTAATTCCAAGTTGTTATTTCCGTTAATTTTAAACTTAAGTTTACTGCCTACTTTATTTACAAATTCAGCTTTATCAACAATGGGATCTCGCTCTAAAATCCTGCAAAGTTTATCGATATCCAATTCTTCAAGAACAAAAATAGGCTCGTCAAGATGTAAAATAATTATTACTTTATTTTTCATATCTATTTATTTTAAACAAATATAATCACAACTCCCCCCATAAAAATAATAATTGTGATAAGCGGTAAATATCTATTTTAAAAGGTCAACATAGTTTTTCCAAGTTCCATTTTTGATTTTGTATTCACGAAATAAATTGTCTAGGAAAATATCTCTAGCTACATAATTATAAAGCCTACAATCGTACAAGTGATTCTGCTTCCCTTGTCTTTTTTTCCAAGTATATTTATTTTTATCGAATCTTTTTTCCTCAGCTTCAAAATGTTCAAAGTAATTTTTATACAAATAAAGTCCCTCCGCTGGGATTGGAAAATTCATAAATCCAATAGGTTGTTTTGAATCACTAGCTCTATGTTTTAATTTCATGTGCTGGGCTAAAACGTCTTTAGTGTAATTCGATTCAACCAAATACATATTCTTAATGTTTGTAGATTGCTTATAAGACTTTTTCTCTACTCCGATAGAATTAGAACTTTCATGTTCATTACCTTTCAAACCAACAATGAATGTTTCGTTATAATCTTCAATAAATCCAAGTGCATAATCTTGCATATAACCAACATCAAGGCCCGTTTGGTAAACACTCATTGACCTATCAGTGTCGGTTTTGTATTTTTTAGATATTATTTCTCTGAATTTATCCCAAACATTATTTTCCGCACCTCTTCTGTATGTCCATTTAACTCGTCTTTCTGGGTGCTTATCTCTATTTATAAACGTTCCAACACTCCCATGGATGACAGAATAAGTTGCACCACTTTCCGAATAAGCTACAATCTCATAATCCAACCTTGCATCGTCCAAAGTTCCATTTAAATCCGAGCCGCAAGTAAGAAGTATAATTTTACCGTTGCCATCTTCAATACTTAAATTGTCTGGAACGACTCCAACATCATATTTTCTGATATTTTGTTGCAAATCCTTAGCTTTCATATTTTGAACGCTAACAGAATAAGTTTCACCCAACACCGTATTTTTAAATCCTTTCCATTTTCCTTCATTGCGCTCTCCGTCTATTGGGTTTGCGTCAATGTATAATCTAACATAATCTAGCCAACCATCCATGTAGGTTGGTGCGTAAAGTGCGGAAATATGATAGCTAAAGTAGTCAGGACGCGAAGGTTTTTTCGTTGGAACCCAAATCCCACCTTGCAAAAGGTCTGTTTTATTTCTGTCATCAAAGAATCCCTCGCACTTTTGGCACGTATAACCAACGGATTCAGCGATCAAATCCATATCTTCGTCTATATCCCAAGTAATACCAACCATTTTGTCAGGATTTTTCTCAGATACAACCGACCATTCTAAAGGAATCATCTCGGAACAGCAAGGGCATTTAATATTATATTTCCTTTGATCACCAGCTAAGTATTGAGGTTCGATATTTGAAGTCTCTTTTACTTCTGGTGTGGAAATACAAAATAGTTTTTTCTTTTTTGAGAACGCTCTAAATCTTGCTTGGATTAATTCAAAGGTAGATCCAGATTCTTTGGTTTCGTTTTTCATTGATTCAAAATCATCTATAAAACCGTACTGCATGGAAATATTTCTTAATTCCTTGTGATTTGCAATTCCTAACTTCATGTAACCATCTGGAAATTCTTTCATTTTATCCGTATCTCCAGATTTTGTGTTCCTAGATCTTCCAGATGTTGACTTAATTAATTTTCTAATCTTAGTTGAATCAATCATTCGGTCAACTTTCTTGTTCGCATCGGAAATTAATCCTTCGTGGCCAACTAAAAAAAGTATGTTACCCGGGTTTTGTGATATAATCCAACCGATGCCCGGCTCAATTACTGAACTACTGAATCCAATTTGTGCACCTTTCATCACTGCAACGTTACGCGCTGGATGACTTGGCATCAAACAATCTACAATTTCACGCGTATAAGGTGAGTTTTCATAACTGAACATTCCTGGTATTGGTGAAACGTCAGCTGTCATGTAACGATTTGCTTCATACCAATCAGAGGGTTTAATGTCTGAAATCTTTACATTTGCAGATTCAACAATACTTATAAGTTCCGAAAGGTAGTTACTCATCTTCCTCTAAATTTTTAACTGCGTTCTGATCCACTATTGATTCAATCGACTTCTTTGCTTCTGTGATTGCGTTGCCGTGCGACTTATTGATTAAATCAATTAGCTTACCTTTCATTTCCGCTTCTATCTTTGCGCTAACCCTTAGCCTGTGACAAAATTCTAAAATAAATGCTTCTGCTCCATTCTTATAACTTGACTGAAAACTATGTCCTAAAATTGATATAGTACTTTTAACCATTTCAGTAGGAATAGAATCACCTCTTAATTTTTGATTCTGTAAATTAGTCCTTTCAATTTGAGCAATCTTTAAATCAATTTCTGCTTGCTTCTTAATTTCGTCAAGTCCGTGAATTGAAGTTTCCTTTGGTGCTTTAATTCCTTTTGGTGCTTTTGGTTTAGGCTCTTCTTTTGGTTCTCTTATTCCTGTGGGTGCTTTTAACTTTGGCTCTTCAATCACTACATCTGGAACATCTACAATTACAGGCTTAGCTATTTTAGCGGCTTCCTGCTGTTGCCAACGCTCTAGTAATTTCTTGTTTTTCTCAATCGTATCATCTATGAAGTCACCAGACATAATTATTTGCCTACGTTTTACAGCCATAGTAACGCTAGCTGCCTTTTTACCCGCCGCATCAGCAAATTGTTTTCTAGTGTGGAAAGCCATTTCTTACTTATTGAAACGTTTTAAATTTCTGCGACCTCTTCTATTTAATTTTTTTGTCATGTCGTTTTTAAAGGCTAGCCTTAGTTTTTCTCCAAACTCTCTGCGATACATCACGTGAAGTGTATAGGAAATAAAAGAATAAGCCATGAAGAAAATAGCAAGAAATAAATGAAAATAATAAAAATCACTTCTGAATAATATCCACGCGTAAATCGAAAATATTAAAAATGAAAGTTGCGATATTCTTAGCGACCAAGTGATTAATTTAAACTTATTTTTGAAATCCATATTAGTTAACTTTTACGTAAAGATACAAAACGTTTTTAACATGGTGGTTAACTCCGATTTTCAAAATGAGACAGATTGTAATTCGCGCCGTGCCATCCCCT